TTCGAGCCCAGTTGGGGGAGCCAAAGTAAAAGTCAGTAAATAAGCTAAAAATGGCTTGTTTACTGACTTTTTTCTGTGTTCAAATATTTTTGCTTTAAAGAGAATATTCATCTCTTTTTATGCCTTTTAATCTCTTATACTACAGATAAACTACAGATTTTCTACAACAAAAGCCGCCCGAAATATAATCGGACGGCTTATTTTATGCCAGCAATTTGATTGCGTTGTAAAGAGTGTCAACCTCTTGGATGATGTAGTGGTCAATATCGACTTTGTAGTCTGTATGGCCCATAAGTGCAATTATATCTTCCTCTCTTGCACCTGCTGCGGACATTCGGGTAGAGAATGTTCGTCTGCAGCTGTGTGGGGTGTATTCATCACTTAAGCCTATGGCTTGCATTGCAGGGCGGAAACAATACTTTAAGAAATAATCTTTGTTCATCGCTTTGCCGAACTCTGAACCTCCGTGTATTCTGCAGAAGATTGTTTCGCCCTCGTTCTCAATGCACTTCTGAACGAGTTGTTGTATCTTAGGATGTATCGGCACTATTCTGTCTTTGCCGGCATCGGTTTTCTTACCGCCGACAAAATAATGTATACCTGAATCAGTTACTTTATATCTGTCAGGTGTTAGCTCAAGAAACTCGGAAACACGAAAGTTGACATAACACATTATGTAGATATAATCCATATATGGCACTTTACCCACATTCTGCTTGATGAGTTCAAGCTGCACTTCTGTAAATCTTGTAGCTGTAGTTTCTTCCTGTTCAGGCAATTCGATAAAGGTTGCGTAGTCTTTGTTTACTATATCCTCTTTCATCGCAAAGGTGTACAGTGTAGTAAGCAGGCACTTGACTTTATGCAACGCAGAGTAACCTAAGCCCTCACAGATTTTCGGTGTGTTTGTGACCTTATAAGTGCCCTTACCGTTCTTGTCAAGATATTTTAATTTGCCGCCGGCGCCAACTTCGTGGTGTGGGTTATCGTAATAGTCTATTATGTACTGATAGTCTGATGTGCGTAAATCCCTAAATTTACGCTTATACAAAGGCTTTAATTTTATATAGGCACTTGCGTAGTTGCTCTTCACACTGTCGCCGAGTTTTGCGTATGCTTTGGTTTTCATCCATTTTTCGTGCAACTGCTCAAGCGTCATATTAAATCCATTGACAGGATTATACTCGTAATCTTTGAGTGCATTTTCCGCCTCTCGCTTTGTTGCAAAAGCGCCTAAATAAACTTGCTTGCCCGTTACGGAGCTTGCCGCCGCATACGGTTTTGATTTGCTGTCTTTGCGTATATAAATGCTTCCTGTTCCTTTTGTTCTGCGCCTGCTTTTTGGCTTGTCAGATGATTGATTTTTACCACAGTAAGGACAAAAAATGAAATCATCTTGTAACTCTCTGTTGCACCTTTTATTGATACATTTTTTCATATTTCACCTCAAAAAAGGGCGCAAAAAGCCCTTGTGTTATTTATCTGCAAAACTTGCAAAACACAAGGGAGTATGGTACAATTATATTGCGTTTAACTGCACCGTCGCACCCTGTGTGTAATGGTTTCCGCTCTATCCTGTTGGCGCAGGGTAGGGCGGTTTTTTTATTTTTGATTAGCAAAGTCCGTTTTATTGGACTTTGTAATACGCTGGCAAAATTTACCACTTGAAATTGTCGAACAGAAGTTCTATAATTTAATTATAGGAATTTCGTCCGAATCTTACGAATGAAAGGAAGTTTATTCATGAAGAAAAACACAGCAATCCGGCAAGAAATAATTGAATACATAGAATCAATCGAAAATCACAAAGCCTTAGTAGCTATACTGAAATTCATAAAAATCATATATCGTCGTAATTTGAACGACCGTGGGGGAGCTTAATGCTCCCCTTTGTTTTTGTCTGAAACTCCTTTAATAAAGTTCTTGAACACTTGCCGCTCAATCGGAGCCATACTTATATATGTACGAATAATGTCAATGTCGACTTCATCAAGGTCATACTCTGCTCTAAGGGCATCAATCACGACATCTTCGCTCTCTTCGTAAAACATCTCGCCCTCGCCTGTCTTGAGCCACTCGAGATTTACACTGAATATAGCCGAAATATCTCTAAGCGTTCGCTCTGAAAACTCTCTTTTTCCACTTTCACAAAGAGAAATTATTGACCTCTGTAAATCGAGCCTTTCGGCAAACTGAGTTTGATTAAGATGTACGGCTTTGCGAACCTCAATAACTCTTTTTGCAATATTATTACTCATTGGATTACCTCCTTACAGTTGTTATTATATAATATAATGATGAATTTGTCAACAAATAAAGTAAAAAAGATAAAAAAAAATATTTTTTTTGCAAAAACTGTTGACAATGTAATCAAAATGAGTTAAAATAAAGTTGCAAAGTAATCAAGGGAGGTGAAAACAATGACAGATAAACAAGAGATGGACATCAAGTCAATCGGCGCAGAGCTTGCAAAAATCTTGATTGATATGACAGATGAAGAAAAGGCTATTGCTTTCGCAATGATGAAAGGAATGGTCGTGGGTAAGCAGATTGCCGAACAGCAGAAAACAGCGTAAAGAGGAGGTGAAGAAGATGATTGATGAAATCCTTATCAATCCTAAAACAAATCAGGAGTACAGAGATGTACCGCCGATGGTGGCGGCAAAGTATCTCGGAGTGGCTCTCAATTTCGTGTATGACGGCTTAAAGCAAAAAGCACTGCCGATTGGTACAGCAGTACAGAGCGAAAAGGGCAGATGGACTTACAATATTCCTTGCGACAGGCTCAAAGCATATGCAAGTGGTGTGGATGTTTTGCAGACTACACAGCTTTTAGAAATGTTTATCAGCAGAAAGGAGGCATAACAAATGGCACTTAGACACATTAAAACAAAACGCAGTCTTAAAGACGAAAACAAGCACTTACATAGCTTAGTTAAGCACCTACAGATTGAGCTTGAGAACGCAAGACTTGACCTTTGCATTAAGAATGACGCAATCAACGGCTACCGCAAGGAGAACATCAAGCTTAGAAAACGCATTAACAGTATGTATGTATATGATGTTTTCGGGGAGGAGGTGAAGAAATGAGCAATAAAAAAAGTGCCTGTGACACCGCGAATGCCACAAGCACAAAGAACAATAAGCCTAACTCAATTATATCCTCTGCAACAAAAAAAATCAAGTTGTGCAACGAAAAAAATCTTAAAGACCGTAAATCTAAAGCAATTCTTGAGCCGGTAAAGAAAATGCTCTGCGAATTTTCAGAGCAAAACGAGGAATTTGCAAGAGCCGTTTCGGCTGCAGAGAACCTTGAAAACCTGATTGACGAAGTGGGAAAGAAACTCCCCGCTGCAGTTTCCGACCTTGATGTGTATCAGCAGATTGTCGGTAAGATTTTCCCCGGAGCAAAGGTTACTTTCGCAATGCAGATACATATGTCCGAGTATGAGCTTGAAGAGCCTGATGTAGCAGAGCAGAAAACGGATCCGGTTACTCTTGACCTCGGCAATCTTATAGATTGGTAGGTGTCGGTATGATTAAAAATCCCGAATATCTGCTCGAGAATATTCCTGATATTACAGTTGAAAACGAAGAGCAAATAGTGCAGTATTTCCCACAGTATGCCTTTTATGAAAATAAAGGCAGTGGCAGATGTGATTGCTTTTGTACAAGCTGTCGTTGCTGGCATCTTAATGAGCCGTTCAGTCTTGCACATAATCAAATTCACATATGCAACCATTGTGGTGAGACCGTCAAAGCAAAGGCTTTGCATTACGGCAGAAAGAAACTTGGAAGAAGTCGCAAGTTTGGATTTTGTTTTGCTCAAAACGGCAGACTGTACATCAGATTTGTAACGGTTTATCAGAGATTTTCGGAAGATATTTACAACGAAAATCCTGTCGAAATGATGCCGCAATATTTTTTTTCAAATGAATATCTGTATGTATATGAACAACACGCAATGCAAAGATTTGCATACAACTGGTACGGCAAATCATTTTATCAGATGAAAACAGACGGAATTATTCCTTCTGCTTCACAGGGCTTAGCGTGGTATTGGGGTCCGTCAGAAAAAACCTTGTATTCAGGCTGGGATTCAACCGTACTTTTAAATCTTGATGTAATAGCTGATACGGATCTTAGATATTCGTGTGCGGATGAGCTTTCAGATAGGTACACAGTTCACGAAATCTTAAAGTGGCTTAACTTATATGTCCGACACAACAATGCAGAGTATTTGATTAAAGGCGGATTTGATAGGATTGCAGACCTATTGATGAACGGTCAGCTAAAGCTAAACAAAATCCATTGGAAAGAAAACAATCTGCTTAAAATGCTTGGGTGTCGCAAGACGGATATACACAGCTTTGCCGAATATGACACAAACGAAATTGAGCTTTACCGCAACATTATTAAAGAAGAACCGAACATTCAGAACGCAAGCGGTTTTATAAGCAGTCTGTCAAAGCTTGGGACTTTTGCCGTTAACGAAATTCACGATGCCGGTGTTAAATACAGGCAGATTTTGAAGTACGGCAAGAATCATCAGAGAGTAATGCTGTGGAAGGATTATCTCGACAACTGCAAAAGACTTCCCGAGGGAATTGAAGAGCTGATGCCTGCTCATCTTGAACAGGCTCACGACAGAGCCGTTGAAAAGGTTGCTTATTACACAAATAAGGCTGAAGCGGAAATGATAGCTAAGAGGGCAAAAACTCTTAAGCCTCTGTTGATGGATACGCAAAATCTTGTAATGCTTGCGCCTGAAACAGGCGAAGAAATTATTTCAGAGGGAAAAATTCTTAAGCATTGTGTCGGCGGATATGTAAACCGTCACGCAAGAGGTGACACAGTAATCCTGTTTATTCGGCATAAAGCGTCACCGTCAATTCCTTACTTCACGATTGAAGTAAATCCCAAAAGCCTGACGATAGTGCAATGTCACGGCTACAAAAACGAACGAGAGTCGAATTATAAAAAGCCACCCGAAATTGTTGAATTTGAACAGCAATATACTAAATTTTTGGAGGATATAAAAAATGTCAGAAATAACAGTAAGCGAACAGCATAAGCAGGCAATTGAACTGCATCAGAAGATAATTGTCAGCGCAAACCTTGCACAGCAGAATATATGGGATATGTGCAACGGACTTAAAACAATGCGTGACAACAAGCTGTACAAGGAGCTTGGATATCAGAACTTTGAGGACTACTGCGAAACAGAGGTAGGTTTTAACCGTAAGCAAGCACACAAGTATATTTCGATAATCGAAAATATAAAGCTTGAAAATGTCCACTCGAGTGGACATTTAGGAGTTACAAAACTTGCTCTTCTTGCAACAGTAAGCGAACCCGAACAGGCAGAAATCGCCGAAAAGCTTGACCTTGAAAACACAACGGTTAAGCAGTTAAAAGCTGAAATTGAAAAGCTGAAAGACGAAAAGCAGGAGGCAACCGACAAGAGCATTGACTATTGCAGACAGCTCAATAACACTAAGAAAGACGCAGACTATTACAAGCAACAGGCGGACACTTCAAAAGAAATCTGCCGCAATATTGAAAATCAGCTTGCAGAGGAAAAGAACAAAAATTTCAAGCTGACGAATAAAGTTCAGGAGCTTGAAAGCCGTCCTATTGAGGTTGCCGTTGCAGAGCCGAGCGATAATGAGCGCAGACTGAACGAAACCATCAGAGCACTTGAGCGTGAGAACATCAAGCGCAATGACGAACTCGAAGCAGAATATCGTGAGAACGAAAAAATCGTAAGAAAACAGCTTGAGGACGAAAAGCAAGAGGCTCTTCGCAAACAGAAAGAGGAGTATGAAGAAAGGCTGAAAAATGTTCAGACTGCCGACGGTACATCAGATGACAAGGATGTCTTTAAGGCATATTTTTCGATTGCATATGACAGCTTTATCCGTATGCTCGATTTCGCCAAGCAGTCACAGGACAAGGAATTTTTCAAGGGCAAGGTTGAACATTTAATAGAAGCACTTGCCACACAAAACATAAATCTTTAAGGGGGAGCAACAATGAAGCTTTATGAGCTTACTGAAAGCTTTGCTGAATTATTCAGCCAATTTGAAGACATAAACGAATATGAACCCGATACTGACGCAGACGGTCAGCCGATTGACGGCAACGGCGACATTATCGAAGATGTTGAGGCATACAAAGAAAAAATGCTTACAGCGTGGTTTGATACACTCGAGGGCATTGAGGGCGAATTTGACGAGAAAGCAGAAAGCATTGCGGTCTACATCAAACAGCTTAAAGCCGAGGCTAAAATGCTTAAAGCCGAAAAGGCGGCAATTGCAAAAAGACAGTCACAAAAAGAAAAACAGGCGGAGAGCCTTAAAACCTATCTGTTTAAGTCAATGCAGGCACTCGGCAGACAGAAGATTGATATGCCGAGAGCGGTTATGTCGCTTAAAAAGAACGCTCCGAGCCTTGTGGTTGATGATGAAATTTCATTTGTTGAGTGGGCGGAGGAACACAATCTTGACCACCTTTTGAAGTACAGTATGCCCGAAGTGAAAAAGAATGATGTCAAGGCTCTCTGCAAAAAGGGCGAAGAAATCCCCTTCGTACATATAGAAGCCAAGCAGTCATTAAGTATTAAGTGAGGTGTTACAGATGATTGATTTTTCAGAGGTAACAAGAGCAAAGTCAAAGGCACGAATTGCCGTAACAGGTCCGTCAGGCAGCGGAAAAACATTGTCAAGTCTGTATCTTGCATATGGCATTACAGGCGACTGGTCAAAGGTTGCTTTGATTGATACAGAACACGAAAGAGGTCGCTTTTACGCAAACAGGACAGACCTTAATACAGGCAAATTTCTTTATGCCTCAATGACACCGCCATATACACCCGATAAATATATTGAATATGTGAAATCGGCGGCTGATATTGTCGGTTCTGACGGTGCAATTGTTGTTGACAGCTTTTCCCATTGTTGGGATAACGAGGGCGGTGTTCTTGATATAAAATCGCAGATTGCTCAACAGCGTGGCAAGAACGATTATACCGCTTGGGATGAAGCAGGTAAAATTCAGAACAACCTTGTAAATACAATTCTTTCGGTTGATTGCCACACAATTATTACGATGCGTGCCAAAATGGCTTATGCAATGGAAGTAAATGACAGAGGAAAAACCGTGCCTGTAAAAATCGGACTTGCCCCTGTTCAGAGGGAAAACACGGAATATGAATTTGATATGTGTTTTCAGCTTGACCGTACTCACAATGCAAGTCTTTCAAAAGATACGACTTTTCTTGACAGTTGGACGGGCATAATTACTCCCGAACTCGGTAAACAGCTTGGAGAATGGCTCTCAAAGGGTGTTGAACTTCCGAGGTGTTCCGATTGCGGAGATGTAATTATGGCATACGGTAAACGCACCGTTAAACAGATTATTGACGGCACAATAAAAAATTATGGCAGACAGCTCTGTATGCAGTGTGTCGCAAAGCTGATAAAGCAGAAGAAACAGGAAAAGCAGAGAGAGGGTGCCGGAAATGCAGCTTCGACCGTATCAGAATGACCTTGTGGAGCAAGTAAGGCAAGCTTGGCGAGAGGGTTACAAAGCTCCTTGCATTGTCCTTGGGTGCGGTGGCGGAAAGTCCTGCATTGTCGCAGAAATTGCAAGACGGACGACTTGGAACGGTAAACGGGTGCTGTTCCTTGTTCACAGGAGAGAGCTTGTTGACCAAATATTCAGAACCTTTGTCCGCTGGGGTGTGCTTATGGATTTATGTCAGATTGGTATGGTACAAACCTTTACACGCAGGCTTAAAAAACTTCCTAAGCCTGCGTTAATCATTACGGACGAAAATCATCACAGCCTTGCACAAAGCTACAAACGCATTTATGAATATTTTTCAGATGTGCCGAGGGTTGGCGTCACCGCAACACCTATCCGTCTAAACGGTGACGGCTTGGGTGATGTCAACGATAAGCTGATTGTAGGAGTAAGTACCAAGTGGCTCATTGAGCATAACTGCCTTGCCCCATATGATTACTATGCTCCGAGTGTTGCCGACCTTACAGGACTGCACACCAAAATGGGCGAATATGTCGCCTCCGAGATAGAAAAAGCAATGACTAAAAATACAGTTTTCGGAGATGTAATCAAGTATTACAGACAGCTTGCAGACGGCAAAAAAGCGGTGTGCTATTGTTCAACGGTTAAGCATAGTCAAGCAACGGCACAGGCTTTTTGTGAGGCAGGCATTCCGGCAAAGCATATTGACGGAAGTACCCCGAAAGCTCAAAGAGAACAGATTATAAACGAATTCCGCAGCGGCAAAATTACAATTCTTTGCAATGTGGATTTGATTTCAGAGGGCTTTGATGTGCCCGACTGCGAATGTACAATTCTGCTCCGACCTACTCACAGCCTTACGCTTTACATTCAGCAGTCAATGCGATGTATGCGATACAGACCGAACAAAAGGGCGGTAATCATTGACCATGTGGGCAACTATGCAAGACACGGAATGCCTGATGATGACAGGGCATGGTCACTTGAAAAACGAGAGAAAAAGAGTGTTAAAAAGCTTGAGGACGAGCAGGCAGCAAAGGTCAAGCAATGCCCCGAGTGTTTTTTTACATTCTCTGCACCACCACCGGGGCAGAAAGCCGTATGCCCTCGATGCGGATATGAATTTCCGACAGCAGAGCGAAAGGTTGATTTTGATACTGCCGCAGAGCTTATAAAGATTGAGGGCTTTAAGCTCGATTTCAGTTCACCATCTGATTGCGGCAGCTACAACGATTTACTTGTTTACGCAAAAACACACGGCTATAAGCCCGGCTGGGCGTATTATCAAGCACGAAAGAGAGGATTGATAGCTTGACAGAAGAACACGCTATACAGAATGAAATCCGCCTTGCAATTGCACCGTACTGCGATATTTTTCGTATCAATGTCGGACAGGGTTACACAAAGGACGGACGATATTTCAGCACAGGTGTACCACCGGGTTTTTCTGATTTATTCGGTGTCAGAAAATCAGACGGCAAGGCGGTATTCATTGAGGTTAAAACAGCAAAAGGCAGAGCAACCGAAAAGCAGCATAACTTTTTACAGATGATGAAATTTAACGGTGCGGTAGCAGGAATATGCAGAAGTGCCAATGAAGCAATTAAATTAATTTTGGAGGAATAATCATGGGTTTTAAATCAAACTGGAACGAAGCAACACAGGGCAGCTCAATCAAGCCGGAGGGCGATTATGAGTGCCTTATCGCTAAGGTTGAGGAGAGAGTAACAAAGAATGGCAAAGAAAATCTGAACATCTCAATGGTAATCAGAAATGATGTTGAGCAGAACTATAAAAATGGATATATATTTGATACATTGTGGAAGAAGAAAGAGCCTACAAACGCAGACTTGCAGGTCAAGGGATACAGCTATGGTCAGATTATGGCACTCGGCAAGGCGGCAGGACTTCCCGATGGCAAGGAGTACGACAGCCTTGAGCAGTTCTGCGGTGAGCTTGTCAATAAGCCAATGCGTGTAACTATAAAGCACGAAGAATACAACGGAAAAACACAGGAGCGAGTAAGCTGGAGAAATCCTACAAAATATCCGACTGTAAAGCATATTCCAAAGCAGACGACGACCAATACAGCTACAGCCTATGCACAGCCACAGCAAAGCTATGCATCTGCACAGCCGACAAATCAAGGCTTTACGGATATGCCGCTTGATGATGATTTACCGTTTTAATTCAGAAAATTTTTACGGAAATTGCACTAATTTATGCAACTTTTGAATTTTAAGTCGGTACATATGAAATTCATAAGAATCCATAAGGAGGTATAAAATATGGGATTTACAAATTTTAACGATAAATACAGTGCAATTCCGCAGGAATTAAAAGGCTATAAAAATTGGGTGTGTTGGCAGGCATACCCTGACCCGAAGTCGCACAGCGGCATTTCTAAGAAGCCCGTCAATCCAAAGACGGGCGGACTTGCCCAGTCAAACAATCCCGACACTTGGTCGGATTTTGAAACCGCTGTCAGAGAATCCGCCAAATATTCGGGCATAGGCTTTATGTTCTCAAATTCACCGTTTTTCGGTGTTGACCTTGACGATATGCCGAATGACATTCAGGATTACCAAAACGGCGGAGCTGACAACATAATCAGCGAGTTCGTGAACACTTTACAGAGCTACACAGAATTTTCGCAGAGCAAAACAGGCGTTCATATAATTTGCAAGGGAACTCTTCCCGAGGGCAGAAGAAAGGCAAAGAATGATTCGGGCGGTTTTGAAATGTACGAGAACGGCAGATTTTTCGTTGTGACAGGAAACTACTGCTCGGAATACGGATACATCAACGATTGTACCGAGAGTGTTAAGCCGTTGCACTCCAAATATCTCGGCAAGGCGGCAGAGCCTAAGCCGAACAAGAATATTACGGTCAATTTAAATTCCGTTGATGACATCGTCAGAGCCGCCTGCAGCGCTAAGAACGGCAGTCTTTTCAAGGCTCTGTACAGCGGTGACTTTTCGGCTTACTCATCACAGAGCGAGGCGGATATGGCATTTTGCAATATGCTTGCCTTTTGGTGCGGCTGCGATGCCGAAAAAATGGACGCAATTTTCCGCCAATCGGGTTTAATGCGTGACAAGTGGGACAGAAAGCAGTCAGGCACTACATACGGAGTAATCACCCTGCAAAAAGCAATATCGGGTTGCAGTCAGACCTATAACCCTAAAAAACAAAACGATTATTCGATTTCAATAGGCAACGGCAAGGTTATTCAGACTGTTGACGAAGAAAAAATGCGTGCATATACATTTGACGATATGGGCAACGCAGAAAGGTTTGTTGACCTGTTTGGCGAAAATGTTCGCTACTGCTATACGGAAAAGAAATGGTATTTTTATAATTCAATGAGGTGGAGCGTTGACAATCTCGGTGTTATCTTAAGAATGGCAGATAAGTGCGTTGAGGCTATGAAAGCCGAGGCAAAGCTTTACTTGCAGGCTGATGAAGAGAGCGGCGGAGATATGGCGAAAGCATTTGAAAAGCATATGAAATCAAGCCGTTCAAATAAGTCAAAAAAAGCAATGCTCAACGAAATTGAACATCATCTTCCAATTTTGCCGATACAAATGGACAGATACAAAATGGCACTCAACACGCCAAGCGGAATTATTAATCTGAAAAACGGCGATGTAAAGGCACATAACCCCGAATATTACTTTACAAAGATTACTTCGGTCGATTGCGCCGAAGCTGCCGACTGCCCTCGTTGGCTTGCGTTCCTTGACGATATTTTTGCAGGCGACAAAGACTTAATCAGATACATTCAAAAGGCGGTAGGCTACAGTCTGACAGGCTCAACGGCGGAACAATGTGCATTTTTTCTTTACGGTACAGGTCGAAACGGCAAGAGTACTTTTATTGATGTAATAA